CCACAGTTATTGACAGGACTCCGAGGCGCGCCGGAGGCGCTTTTTAAGGTCAAAACCTCGACGTCAACGGCAGAAGAAATGATCCGCCATTGTGTTGTACGGGTTTCATAAACGCGGGAGTCGCCGAGGTGAGGCGCGAAAATGCCCACAACCTTTTTCACTTCCTCATCGTAGGCGTTCAGCTCATCAGCAACGCGGCGAGCTACACGCACAGTTTGATCATCGCGTGGAACATTTGCGCCGCCCTGGGCTGACATGTACGCCATAAAATCACCGGCATCAGCAGCGGCGCGGACGGCTTCGACTTCTTTGTCAAAGGTTTCAGTCAGATTGATGGAACGGATGCGGCGGCACTCACGGTATGAACCCATGGTAGGCAGGCCGATAGGATGAAATTGAGGGATCCGCCAGGTAGCAGCCCAGGCGGTAACAGCGGCAGCGGAATCTGTCAGCAACTCGCCGGTTTCGTGGTCGCGTTCGCCTTCCAGTGCGTAACCGTCGATGTTCTTTGCGATGTATTTGGCGATGTAGCCAGCGGCGCCGCCACGGTTCATGTGCTTACAGTCAAAGCGGTTCTTTGCCGCACCGCGCTCGTCACCGTCTTCTTTCATGGCGTATTTGCGCATGATATCGATCACCCGCTGACGCATAGCAGGCTTGGTGAATAACATCATGTGCCAGTGCGGCGTCGCGTCGTGGTGAGGCTCTACAACGCGCATCCCGTAAACGGACAGGCCGCTATCTTTGAACGCGGTGCGCATTTTGCTCCAGATCCCACACAGATAACGCTGCGCATCTTTCGGGGTATAGGCTTCTTTGTCCCAGGCGCGATTTCGCTGAACGCGCTTTTTATCGCCCTTGCCCACCATGCGGGTCGGATGATATTTGGACGGAGTGGTGATAGTGAGGAACATCCCGACGTCACCATTTGCAGCAGCATATTTTTCAGTGCCAGCGATCGTGCTCATTAGCTCCATGCGGCGGATTTCAGGGTTTGAAATACTCGCCATCACTTTGTCGATCAGGCTGAAACGCTCGCCGGTTTCGATGTTTTCCAGGTCGCAGCTTTTCAGGTAGTCGAGATTCGACAGACGGCGCGCACGTACTTCACGGATAGCCTGCTTACTGGCATACGGGGAAGCATCACGGTTCACTTTGCCGATGGCGATCAGCAAAGATTCACGCCAGCGGGTGCGCTGGCCTTTCAGTTGGCGTAACCACCAATCCGGATTAACAAGGCGCGATATGGCAGCGATAGCGGAAACGGCATCCAGTTTGTCTTTGCAATATCTTGTCCAGTACATCGGCGTGACATTGAAAGCCTGCGCCATACCGGTGATTTCGCTGTATAGCTCGCACTGGGTATCACGCTCAAAAAGAATCGAATTATCGCCGTTGTACTGAGCAAGCAACTGATCGCAACGTTCTTCATAGATTTCTTTCAGTTGCCCGGCGATGTCCTGAGCGAATCGGCGCAGTGGTTTATCGCTCATGCTCGGCAGACCGTGATAGGTGTCCGCCTCTGACATGAATTTCATGGAAGCTTTAACATTCATCGCATGAGCGGCATTGACCGCTGCGACGCGGGGAAGGATGCTGCGCCCAAGGGTATACACCAGATATTTATTGGCAGCGTGGATACCCTGGGTTTTCAACAGATACGCATGACGACCTGTGAAAATTTCCCGCAGGTCGGTAGAGAGGTTTTTTACTCTGATTAAAACAGCTTGCCCCTGATCGTATTCGTCACGGGTAAGCGGTCTTTCCAGGCCAGAAACGGCCTGGCGTGGTTTGTTCCAGGAAAACGCCCAGACTGCAGGCGTTTCAATTTGGGGAGTGAAGCGGCTTACATGCATTTAATTGAAGCCTTGCTAACGCTGCAACCAACGGCCTCGATTGCTGCGAGTTCTGCCTCAGCCCTATTAAGGCGCTCAAATATCTCAAGGAGATATTCAGCAGTTTCAAGCGTCAGAATTGCCCTGACGTCATGACCTTCATGACGGGCCGCAACAAACCCTTTTATTGAATCAATAGTTGAAGCTTTCATCACTCAGCCCCTTCCGTTTCTTCTTCCTGCACAAATGACCAATGTTGAGGTTCTTTAGGGAGTATTTTTGCGATGATTTCAGGGGCAGATTTAATACTACTTGCCGCCGCGCCTACCGAACGAGGAGCGTTCAGCTCAACAATCTCAAACTTGCCGTAAAGGCCACGGGATTCACGGGTATCTGAATTAGATGCAACGACGGGATAATTTTGCTCAGCCAGCGCGAGCAAATTGGCACTTAGTAGTCCGTGCTCAAATCCACCAAAGCAGGCGGCAGAGTAGCCAGTAAAGTTTGCGGAGGAAGAAGCTGGCAGGTATGGCGGATCACAATAAACAACGTCTCCAGGCTGAACCATTCCCAGAGCTTCATCAAAAGAGCAGCATATGAAATTCGCTCGTTTCGCTTTTTCAGCAAAAAGGAGGATTTCATTTTTTGGAAAATACGGCGCTTTATACTTTCCGTAAGGCACATTAAAACCACCTGTTTGGTTATAACGACACAATCCGTTGAAACAGTGACGGTTCAAATATAGGAATACTACTGCACGATTAAAATCAGTTAACCCTCCGAGATTAAAACCGAGACGAATATTGTAAAAACTTTCAGCGTCATTAGATGACTCAAATAAATTCTTTGCAGTGCGGATAAAAGCCAGAGGTTTTTCTTTTATAACTTTATACATATTAATCAGATCAGGATTAATATCTGCAATCAAATACTCTGAATAATCAGTATTCATCATGACGGCACATGAGCCAGCAAACGGCTCAACTAAACGATGTCCGGCTGGCAGATGCTCTTTTAATACATCCATAATGCGAATTTTAGAACCCGCCCATTTAAGTACAGTGCGTACTTGTTCCATTACATGCCGCCTTTGATATCAGAAAGGAAAAAACGGGCGGCATTCACCGCCAGAATAAGCAGAGCTACAGACAAACCAATCATTGGTTGCCTCGGTAGTGTTTGGCGTTGAGTTCTGCCAGTTCTTTGCAATACACGCACAGTTCAACACCTGGCAGAGCTGCGCGGCGTTCTTCGGGAATTGGGCGATCACAATCAAGGCAGAACATTGCAGATACGCCTGCAACAGGGGCGCGTGCTGCTTGGATTTGGGCGGACAGAATTAAGTCAGCGCGTTCTTGGGCGCTGTCGATGACATCAGCCATTTGCCACCTCCAACTGTTGAATTTTTACCAGGGCAGCAAATACCAGATCAGCAGCGCGATTGTACTCAGCCCGCATTTTGATAGAGCTGGTGATACGCCTTGCCCGAATAGCACGGTTAACAGAACGATTGATAAACTCGGCGGCAAGACTGAATTTCAACTGGTGCACATCCAATGTGGAGCAATACTGTTTATTGGTTTCCTTATCCGTCTTAATTTCAGCAAGGATAAGATCACCGTTCTTTTTCGGGATGATGGTATACGCCAGATCGATATCAATGCGCTTTGCCATGGCTTCTGCCATTTCTGGTGTGGCTTCTTCGTGCTTCATCATTAGTGAAGGTCTCCCGATTCGTTTTGAATGCGGGTAGCTTCCTGACGTAAAGCCTCGGCTGCCTCAGTGCCGGTCATTTCTTTCTGAATGATGAAGCAGGCGATAACTTCCAAACGTGCGGCAAACACCTGCGCACGATTCCCGCGTTCTTCATTACGCGCAGCATTAAGCATTAAGGTCAGCTCACCGGTGTAATCACCCTCAGCCGAACCCATATCGAAACCAACAACCGGCAAACCTGCAAAACCGTGTTGGGCTTTATTAATCATTTCTTTCATTTATAAAATTCCTGTTTTTGGGCAAAAGAATGCCCGGCGGGTTTACGCCTATTAATTTGAATTCGGTTTAGTGTTTAATATTTATTCTGCAATCGTCTTCACTGATAAATTTCGGCAGGGTCTCAGTTAATCCCAGTAAAGAATTTAGCGCCGCAACCACTTGATGCCTTTCGGTAGGCGTTAATTCAGCAAACTTCATTTCAACATGACGGCTTTTAAGGCCAGCATGAAAGCAGATTGTTTTGCGCATATGCAGCGGCTGACTATCAAATGTTTCCTGCGCTACATTCTTTTTGTGTTCCAACATCTCTTTAATTTTAGAAAGATGCTTTTTGCCTATTTGAATATGTTGCTCATTTCCTAAAAACATAAACACCTCAACTAAACAGGCGCTTTAAAAGCGGCTTTGAATTTCTCACCGCCTGCGGCGCAGTGGCTTTTGACAGTGAAGGACTCCAGCGCTTTCCGCCTGGCAGTTCAATCCAACCATGGCCGAAGTGGCGTGAAGGGCTTTGCTGTTTTAACAAGGGAGCAATTGAGATCACCATATTCATACCATCCCGTTTGTGGCAACGCTTGCGACAGCACCAACAACGGAGGCCAGAGCGGGTGAAGCTTCTAAGCGCCCCTGCATCGCTAAACCGATCAGCGAAAGATGGCGAATGCCTGCATTAACACTTTCGATAATTGAGTTTTTTACCTGACGTGTCTGCCGCTCCGGTGATGCAGCACCCGCAGCAACTGAACCCAAGGCAGCAGTGGCGTGAAGTGTGTAGGTAGCAATATTCTCCTCAGCCAGCTCATTTACCGGAACGGCAGGCATACATTTCATTTGTGCCAGTAATCCATCGATCAGAGTTGCGTCTTCGGTGGCATCAGTGATCACTGCAATTTCAATGGCAGTGAGCTGATGCACCTGATCGGGATTCAGCTTGTTGCGTAGGGTCTGTTCTTTCATTCCAATGGTGCGGGCAAGTTTTGACAGGTTGTGGCGCACAGCGAAAGCACGACACGCATTATCGAAAAATGGCTGGTTGGAAACCTGAAAATCAAACATGTTTACCTCTCAAAATTCACATAATGTGAATTAAGCGCCAATTATGATTTGAAAGCGTGAATGACCAAGATTCTTTTTGGCTTCCATTTCTTTGTAACGAGCGTAAAGAATTCTGATTGGACCACCTGCACGCTTGTTACCTTTCTTGATAGTGCGCGGTTCTATGGGAATGCGAGGATTTTCGCCGGTTGTCTGACGATATACGGTACGAACAGAAACACCCTCAAGAGCTGCAAACTCCTCTGGGTGTACCGTTGCACGGGGGATCTTGATTGTAATGAGTGTACTCATCATGCATTATTCCTATTTAGTTAAATAAACACCTTTGATGGTCAACGTTTGCCAACTTAAGCCACCAAAGACAACTCACTAACGAGGAAGATACTCAACAAACGAGTATTGGTCAACATGGAAACTCACAAATGAAGATAAGAGACTACACATTTGAGCCATTATCTATATTAGATCGAGTATGTGATGCTTACGGCTTTCACCAAAAAATCCAGCTAGCTCAGCACTTTGGTATTTCCTCAAGCTCCCTTTCCAATCGCTATACCCGTGGGACTCTCTCTTACGATTTCGTTGCTGTTTGTTCCATGGAAACGGGGGCAAACCTCAAATGGTTGTTAACTGGTGAAGGGCAAAAGTTCACCGATACACTCACTGAAGGTGAAACCAAAAATTCACAATTAGTGCTTAAAAAATTCACTCTTAGTGATGGGCAGTTAATTGAAGAAGGAGAAATGAGTATTGACCATCACTTCTTTACTAAGCCTCCGCTACAGGCTCAAGTGGTTACTTCAGATGGCCGAACTTATTTTATAGAACAAAAGACGCCCTTTTCTGACGGTACTTGGTTAATTGACGTAGACGGCTCAGTAAGCATTCGGGAACTGGCTCTTTTGCCATCACGAAAGCTACACGTTACCGGCGGCAAGATTCCGTTTGAATGCGGTTTTGACGAGATCACTCCGCTCGGCAGAGTTGTAGGGATTTATACAGAGGTTAACTGATGGCGATCAGAAAACAGGCTGATGGATGGTGGTTATGCGAGCTTTATCCGAACGGAGCAAAGGGTAAACGTATACGAAAAAAATTTGCTACTAAAGGCGAAGCGATAGCGTTTGAACAGCACACCATCACCAAACCCTGGCAAGAAGAAAAGGATGATGACCGCACGTTGCTGGATCTGATAAAAGCCTGGTATTCAGCTCACGGCATAACCTTAAAAGATGGCGAACGGCGTCAGGATGCCATGACTCACGCTTATGAATGCATGGGGCAACCTTTAGCCAGGGAATTTGATGCCCAAATGTTCTCACGCTATCGCGAAAAACGCCTTTCGGGTGACTACGCGCGGTCTAACAGAGTAAAAAAAGTAGCTCCGCGGACCCTCAATCTTGAGTTGGCATATTTTAGGGCTGTCTTTAATGAACTTGCTCGCCTGGGCGAATGGAAAGGTGATAACCCGATTAAGAATGTTCGCCCATTCCGGACAGAAGAAAGCGAAATGGCTTTTCTTACAAAAGAACAAATCAGAAATCTATTAGAAGAGTGCGCGCGGGAAAATAATAATGACCTCGTTTGCATTGTTAAATTATGCCTATCAACCGGTGCTCGCTGGTCTGAGGCAGAAGAACTTAATAAGAGCCAGATCACCAAGTACAAAGTCACTTATACGAAGACTAAAGGCCGAAAAAATAGAACTATCCCAATCAGTGAAGAGCTGCATAATTCTTTGCCTGAAGTAAAAAAGGGCCGACTGTTCAAAACTTGCTATGGTGCGTTCCGCTCTGCCCTTGAACGCACTGATATCGAATTACCTGCAGGCCAACTAACACATGTTCTGCGGCACACTTTCGCGTCTCATTTTATGATGAATGGGGGAAACATTTTGGTGTTGCAAAGAGTGCTTGGTCACACTGATATCAAAATGACTATGCGATATTCTCATTTTGCACCGGAACATCTTGAAGAAGCACTGAGGCTCAACCCTTTAACTAAAGACTGAACCGTCATAGCTCTTAAGTTACGCAGAAACCTAGGAAACGTTATCTCTTGATTATGAACGTGTTGTGCATTTTTAGTTATCACAAATGATTTAGCAGTTTTGGTAGCTCCCTTAGCAATTCAGAGCATCAGCAGATTCTTTAACTAGGCTTGTCTTCCTGCTAGGATTAATCAGAACATTTACTCATGGGATAGGGATATGAAAAAAAGTTTAGTAGCAAGCTTAGTGGCAATGGCATTGTTAACAGGATGTGGTCCAAAAGAGCTGACTCCAGAGCAAAAACAGCAAATTTTGAGCCTGAAATCCGAATTATCTCAGACTGAAGGCGAAATATCGGAAGCAAAGGAAGTTGATAGACAATTCTCAGGGGGACTGATTAAGAACTTGAATACAGTAAGACTTGAAGTATTGGGAACTAATAAGGCTCTGCTAGAGCAACGCATAAATGCTATTGAATCGGGAGCAAAAATTGAAGTTACCGTTACCGGTACTCCACCTGATCCTAAGCTTGCCGATTCAATAAAAAACGAAATTGATAACCTGAATGCACAAATTGATGAAGCCAAAGCCGAGGCAAGTCAATACAGCGGCGGTTTAATTCAAGCATTAAAATTGTCTACAGTTGCGACTCAAGAGCAAAGCATGGCAATGTTGCAACAGAAATATTTAATAGCAAAATATGGACTTGCAGATATAAAAATTAAAACAGAATCACAAAATATAGAAAAAAATAACTCTGAGCCCGAATCAACAGCCAAAAATGCTCCTGCACAGCCCCCATTACTTCCACCAGCAGAAGGCCCCTTCGGTTTAGAAGCGGGGCTATCACAAAAAAATATCGAAGATATGATCGGTACGAAATTAAAACCGCTTGAAGATAGCGTAAATCTTTATACGTCTGACAAACTACCTAAACCAAATGCAGATTTTGTAGTTTATGGTTTGCTAATATCACCAAAGGTTGGGTTGTGTGAAATTAGAGCTGTAGGAAAGAATATCAATACTGACAGCTATGGCCTTGCCCTAAAAGCAAAATTTGAAGACTTAACTAACTCATTAACATCACTCTATGGCAAAGCTGAGACAACTGATTTTCTTCTATCTGGGTCTATCTGGAAAGAGCCTCAAGATTGGATGATGGGATTGGCTAAAAAGGAACGATTTTTATCTGCAGTCTGGAAAGACTCAAAAGAGGAACATTTAAAAAACAACATCAACACTATATTCATCGAAACAAGAGCAAATACCTCTGCGCAGGGATATACCTACCTTCAATATTCATTTAATAACATTGATGTTTGTAGAGAAGAGATTGAGGGAGCAAAAAAAAGCTCACTCTGAAATAATTATACTCCCGGCCTCTAATCAAGGGGGCGGGACATTTTGCGGAGAATCACATGCGTGATGATGCTGTGTCTTTTGGTTTGCCTGAGGGTGAGACTGGGAACATTCTTGCAATGATTAATTTTGGCGAGTCAATGGAGATATTCACCGAAAACTCTACTTTTAAAATGTTGAGCCCAGATACATTAGACCCACAAAGAAATCATCATGAGATGCCTTGGGTCTATACGAAGACTTCAGATTTTGGTGCATCCAATCCATTAGTTGCCAACACTGTATTACTTGCCAATGATTTCCTGAGGCAAATATTTTCTGAACAAGACCCTAAACGTATAGATATCATTAACAAGGTAAGTGACATCAGAAATGTTTTATTGGAGTGTTTGATTTATTTACAGTCTTACTCAAATGAACTTGATAAAGAAATCCAAAAATTCGAAAGAAACAAGCATATAATGAATGGAAAATCTCATGCATATTTTCCGCAGGTTAAAAATATTGATGGTTTCACAACAGGTTTCTTGATTGCAGCGAAAAGATGTATCCAAGAAACGTCAGTAATGGTTAATATGTTTATCCCTTTAAAAACAAAACATGGGCGCATAGATTTTTTGTTAAAAGAAATCGAGTCAGAACATGCGGACGCTAAAGAATTGATCGAAGTTCTTCGTGAAAAATTACCAATGTGCTATCATATTTTTTCACTAAGAAATGCCCAGGAACATGCTTCGACCACAGAAAACCCATTATTAATTACTAACTTTAACATTGAGAATGGTAATGAATTGCTACCTCCAAAATGGGGCATAAAGGGAAGTGCTTCTAATATTATTCATCTTGAAGCAAATATCATACTTCAATTTTTAATTACTTTTTTTGAAGAAGTATTTCTTACTTGTGTAATTAATATACTACCGAAATTTCCAGTACATAATATAACTTTTAATGAAAGTCCTGATGAAAAAATGCCCATACGTTATAGCCTTTATCTTTCATTACCGGATGGATTACATGACATGAATCACTGAGTTTGGGGACAACAAGAATAAGTCTGCTCTTTACTCTTTGAAGGTTAGATAAAAGTGGCGATAAAGTGGCGATATAGATGGAGGAATCGGGCAATTCCTGGCAAAAAATGTCAATCCATGTCATTGTTTTAAAATATAAATTATTGATTTCCCTACTTGAATGTTGATACTCATAATCGCTTGGTCGCTGGTTCAAGTCCAGCAAGGGCCACCAGATTTTAGTTTGAGATTCAAACGATTAAGCCACTTCATACGGAGTGGCTTTTTTGTTGCGTGAATACCTGTCTTCCCCTGA